CCATTTTCTGAAACTTTAATACCTAGAAGTTCGCCAATCTGATTTTGAAGGCTGCCGTAGTTATGAGAGGATAACAATATAGGCCTCTTTTTAAACTCCTTTAGAGATTTCTTCCACCCCATTGGATCTATACTTTCACCATGCCTATCAACTGATCCGGTAGACATAGGGATTAATATATCAATTACCCCTTCTTCTTCGCCTGCCTTTATTACGATTGTCCGGAATGTTCTAAATATCGTTTCAGGTTTTTTCTTTTCTACCATTGTTTTTCACCACCTTTATAAATTAATCTTTTTCTATAACCGGCAATATAGCACATTTGCAATTCGGATGCGCTGTCGGTGCATCAAATCCGCCGGGAAAATTATCATCAACTGGTATAGCCCCTGCTGCAGCTTGATCTAAACATATATCACAAGCATCAGCCGACAATAACCATTCTTTTTTTTCTACAACCCCGGATTGTTTATAAGCCTGTAAAGCCCCTTGATTAGATGCGGTTATCGTTTCAGTCCGGGCTATTCTTACCGCCCTGTATCCTTTACAGTCGGCGTATTGTTCGGTTACCCTGGCTGCTAATTTAGGAATACTTTCACCCAGTTTTATACCTTCTGTTAATGTTGCCTTTAAAGCATCAAAGGTTGTATCTGTTATTGATACTATTAAATCGCCACAATGGGCTTTTATCCATTTTATAACCTTTGGATTTGTTACATCGAAACTACCTTCTACGCCTAATTCGGCATAAGCATTTGTGCCATTTATCTTAACCATTTCGGTTATCCTGGGGATGGTAAAATCGGCTAGATCCTTGATCGTTCTTTCATCATGGGTTATTTTTAATACATTATCAACATCTACCTGACTAACTTTTTTACCCCTCAATGCCCTTAACGCCCTCAATTCCTGTTCCTGAAATAGCTTTATCATCCCCCTCTTAAAATCATTCTCTAATGGGGTAACCCTCTTAATAAATTGATCCCAATATTCCTTCTTAAAATCTTCGGTATATTTTTTTGCTATAATGAATTTCTCCGCTGCAGGTGCAGGAGCTGCCGGTTCGGTTGCAGATCCCAATGGTGCAATATTAAAAGAAGCAAGCGGTTTATCTCCCCATTCTGCTTCTTCTCTCCCATCTTCAAGCCTGGCTTCATTAACACAAATTACAAAATTCTTTAGATCCGATTCCCTTTTCTTTAATAGAAATTCATTGTCAGCGGGGACCGGATTGTCATATTTACAATATAAGCCCGGTTGTTTATATAGCGGCAATAAAAAAGATGTAAATACTTCTGCATCCATTATGCAGCGGGGTAAAATACATTCACGATTCCATGAAACGTCTAAGGCTTCCATATTGGCCAGGTTAGTTTGCTCCGGATGCGATAACTTTTGCGGTGGAGTATTAAAAGCACTTGCAATCTGCCTCATGGTCCATTCGGCCAACAGCATAAACTCCATATCTTTATTAGTTTGGCCAACCGTCTTGAATTTTAATCCGCCAACCGCCGCCCCTGTTTTGTGTGCGTTCTCTGCTCCGCCGTAAGTGGCATTGAATATATTCAAATATTTTTCTACCTGTTCTTTGCTCATATTGCTATCAGTTTCTAATACCGCTTTTAAATGCGCCCCATTCTTGAATACATTTAACTGATAAACCATATTGTACTTATCGGTATCTACTGCATAGGCTTTTCTCTGGACCGGGGAAGCTCCCCGGAATGTATCGGTAGGATTTGCATATTTAAAAAATAAAATATCTTCTTTGGGATAGATAATCTCCTTGAAACCTTCTAGGTATTTATAATAGGCTATGGTTCCTTTTTCCACAATCGGAGTCATTTTATCCGGGCTTCTGAAATATAATTCCCTGGGGATTCCTAGCCTGTCTTTGGCCATGAAGATATAACATTCGCCGGTTAAATCTTTATAAGTAGATCGCAATACTTTTCCTAAAAATGGAGTAGTATCCGGATTGAAGTATTTCATGAGGTCATAAAAAGGATGCTCTTGTATTAGTTCATCATTCTTGTCATAGAGCCTAAGAGGTAAACTCCCCATTCGGTTGGCTATCAATGATACACAATCACCCTACCCAACCTTGGTAGGCCTTTAATTGTTCTGCTGTGTTTCTGAATGTATTTGAAGCGTGTCCGAATAATTGCGGTTCATCTGGCCAATAACGAGGATCGCTTGCCCGGGCAGGCAGAGCCTTTTTAAATATATTAATATCGACTATTTTATTTATAAAGGGTAAAGCTATCTTGATTGGGTTCACCTCCTTTATAATTTAATAAAATCAAATTTATACTGATAACATTTAACCGGGCATTCACCTATATATTTTATAAAATCTTTGATCGAATAAGATGATATACGGAGTATATTGCTCGGTTGTCTTATAACTTTAAAACCTATTTTTATTAATTGTTTTTTTAACCATTCCACATCGACAATAGAAAACCCATTAGTAGCTAATGTTATATATGGATTCCCTTTCTTTGGTTTTATTAAACATCCATCTCCAATATGCCATTGCCGGCAAGTTACAGGTGTTAATTTTATATCTTTTGGGGTTATCTTTTTACCTTTAGGATACCATTGTTTATACATTGGATATAATTCTTCATAGGAAAGAGAAGTACAACTATAACTTACCCATCCATCCCCATATCTCTTTGTTATTTTCCCTACTCTTAATATTCCAAATACTTTTAATTTATCAGAAACATATTGGCAATATTCTAAATGTTTTGAGGTATATAGGAATCTTGCTGAATGGAGAGAACGAGAAATGAGGCATCCATCTCCTAATAGTTCACCATTAATCCAATTAATTGCTTCTTCGGGGAGTTTACAATGATTAACTTTTCTCAAATGTACGGCTTCACTATCAGATCTACGGAGGATTTTAAATTTCTTTAGCCAATAATATATAGTAGTCACATCACATAATTTATTTATTTGTGATATTGATAATTTATCATTATTATATTTAGAATTTAGCCATTCTTTATCTTGATAGGGGAAACTTTTCTTAATTAACATCACCCCCTTTATTGATTAATCTTATATATTCATATCATTTTCTACCCCCATAAAAAATATACATATTTATAATAAACTATTATTTATTAATTGTCAACTGTCTTTACTTCGGCACATAGAAGTATGGATCAGCCCCGGTATAGAATTTTGTATATACTACATACCTAAAAGCATCCATAGCATGGTCAACGCCCTTTTCCGGCTCTTCCATTATATTATCATCTTTATCCTTCTTATGCTGATAGCCTTCTACTTCCCTTTTAATATTAGTACTGCTTTTAGTAATTAATAATTCAAATTGACCTATATAATTAATCCCGGCTACAACTGATCCTTTACCTTTGTTGGCTCCCTCAATGTAACTATAATTATAATCATTTTCCATTTCATCTATTTTTTCAGGTGCTTCACTATCGGCTATGATCATTTTTTCTTTTATATCCTTTTCCTCTATGTCGGCCGCGAATGCTTTAATTGTTTTCCGGGTTTGATAATATTCTTCATGTAGATAGATCTTTCTTTTTTCCATATCTACAACCATTTTAACCAGAGCCATAGGTGCTATAAATCCAAAATCAAGCCCATAAATTGGCTCGTCATCTGGGAAGTCTGCATCTTCGATCATGCGCCAATTAGTATATACGGCATTCTCTAATTGTCCGTATTGGCCCAGGGTATAAACAGTTCTATTGTTACCGGTGTAGCCCTCGAGTAATCTTACATAGGCCAGGTCGTTTATAATAAATTCATTGTCTTTGTAGGTGGTCGTTAATACAATAATATCTTCTTTGCCCTCATCGGTTAAATGCTCAAAGAATCGCTTGTGAGTCCAGTTACTTTTTAAGATCGGATTGTAGGTTAAAATGATCTGCATATAGGTAAAGAAAATTCCTCTTAATCTGCGGTTTATTTCTTCAAAGTCTTTCATGGCCAGCTCTGTCGCTTCTTCAACCCAAACCCCGGTTATGCCTTCCATTGATTTTAATTTCTCCGGATCATCTATCCCGGCAAACAGGATCATGTTTCCGTTACTTTTAAAGGTGATAGTCTGTAAAGTATGATTTATCTTAAATTCTGCGGATAATTCCCATTTAGCGATATAGTCCTGGAATAACTGAAAGACTGATTTTCGGATGGTGTCTTTAACTTTGCGGATAATTAAAAAACGATGGCCTTCTTCGGTCATCGTTCTATAAAGGATCTTTTGACAGGCGAAATGAGATTTACCTGCTCCGGCTCCGCCCTTCATTACCAGGTATCTATGCTTGTCGTAAAGGTAGGGAACATAAACAGGATTTAAGAGGGATTCAAAATTGCTTACATCGATAACTGTTTCATTCATTGCTAACCTTTAGAAAATATTCTTTTTGCTGCTTCCTTCTGTTCATTAAATAGGCTCATTCTAACACTTTGGTAAGCATCAATATAATACACCGCCATCAATCGATCTTCTTTGCTATTTTTCATATTATCCCTTTTATCTCTCCAAATAACAATACAACTATCTAAATAATCTTTTACATTCTTTTCAGCAAATTTAATAACATTTCTTTTATCTTTTTCATTCATTTTCATCTTCCTTTTTCTCCTTCTTCCCCAACACAATTACCTTCCTAATTTCCTCATGCTTCTCTGCCGGATAGATTCCCATAAGTTTTGCTTCTTCTTTGGTTATATCCAGGATTAAATTAAGATCTGCAACCTGAATTACCTGCTTATTATCTACCGTACCAACTACCACTTTTTTAGAATAGGCCATATCTTTAAGATCCCGGATCTGGGCTATATGATATTTTAATCCATCGCCTTTTAATTTCTCGAAATATTTAGCCCATTCGCCCCGGGCTTTTTTAATATATTTATTAGCTTGCCCTCTTTCTATATTCCAAGTTTTCTTACAATAATCTACAATAAAAGATACCGGTTTCCGCCTGAGCATGAGGCCAACCTGATAGATCCTTTGTTCCACTTCTACCATTTCTGATTTCTTAAATTCTTTTTTATTTTCTTCTGCCATACCTATCACCTACCGTCTTTTTCAAAACTGATGATTCCATCGAAATATCCTTTGTAAAATTCATAGATCCCTTTGGCTATGGTCAAGCAACTGTTTTCGGTTCGTGGATTTGTATTGATATTTGCGCTGCTTTCTACTCCAAAATAAAATTTATCTCCATAACCGGCTATGATTTTGGAGTGATTTCTGAATACTACGAACCGGCCGTTATATTTCTTGATGATCGGCTTCAACAGATCATACTCCGCCGAATACGATCCTTTAAATATCTCTCCAACATAGGCGTCAATGGTTTTTATCTTCCCGGCCTTTAACCATTCTTCTATCTGCAATATATCATCCTGGGCCATACACCAGGTTGAAAATAAACAATGCTCTAAATTCTGCTGCCGTAAAACGCATTTTAGAAAAGATAAAACATCAACATCGCCACCGCTTATAGTATGATAGCTTTCGCCCTCTTTAAAATCAAAACCCAATACATCTAATAACTGGGTTTCGCTAAAGGCCTTCCTATATATATTTTTATCCCTTCTGATAGTGCAAACAACATTCCTTCGGATCGGTGCTTTAACTTCTTCTATTATTTTATCCGGTATATCTACGGTTAACGGTAAATTATCTAAATCAATCTCTTGGAAGGATATTGATTTTTCAAATAACATATCTTCTGGATCGTCTACTTTATTAAATCCTGCCATAGAATCACCTACTTAAACATAGATAAAATAGTATCTAAAATTTGCTCTTTGGTAATATTATTTTCTTTAATAAAATTTCTCAATTCTTCTAAATGTTTTATATTACTACCTTTATATTTAACTTCCTTCTTACGTTTATATACTCCAGATGGCATATTTTATCTCTCCAATCTCACCCAATATATCTCTCCATTCAAATCTACTTTTAATCTGCCATCTATAAAACATCTGCTTAAATCGGTGCCGGTTATTTTAAGAAATAGCTGTGGTTTAAAATTATCCTTTAATACTCCGCCTGTAGTAAATTCAAATAGAATTTCTTCATTACTAGAAGGCATATCAAAAGTTTCCCAATCTGGATTAAAATATTCAAAGGGTTTATTTTCTTCCGGATCGATAATGATAAATCCCTTATCTTTTATGGCTTCTTTTTCTGCTATCTTATTATCAATATAATCATCTATATATATTTTGAGTTGCTCAAATACTTCAATATCATCATTAAATAGATTATCTATTTGTAATGCTTTATCTCCTATCCAATATCCAAAAGCTATTGAAAGGCACGTTATCATTACAATCGCCCATATCATTAATAACTTATCTTTCATTTTCATGATCTTTACTCCTTTTTCATTTTATATCTTTCTTACCCTTTAGTCAATTACCGGATCGCCTATCATTTTAATAATATCTTCAAAGCAATCTATTAACCAATATTCCCCGCCATGAGATTCTATATCAGCCTTAAATATTTTTTGTGCTGGCCTATGTTCCCCGGCCGGGCTTTTTGTTTCGATAAATAATACTCTCCCGGCTCTGATTGCGATAAAATCAGCGATCCCGGGATAACAGCCTAGTCCTTGAAGGATAGGGAAGATAAAGAAGCCGGTAATTTCAAGAGTCTGTCTAACCAATATTTTAACGCCGGATTCGGCTCCCTTTAGTTTACGATATTTTGCTGTTTCCTTCCTTAATACTTCTTTATTCTTTTGAATTAATTCAGTCATTTTAACCTGGTCCATTAGTTTTCACCCCCTTTTTTTTAACAATACTAGCCATATATTTAAT